TTTGAAATCTTGTAACCATCAGATAATGTTGTATCTGAGGATAGTATCTATGCGTAACATCTTTGAACGAAAATGGGCTGACATGCTTTGCTTCAAATATACAACCACTATCTGTAATACCATCAACACTTGCATACAAAAATTCTACAAGTTTAGATTGTATGATACCTGGTTTAAGTACTTGAATTTGTGTTTCTTTTGTAAACCATTCTCGATTGAAATCTTCGGTTACGATACCAAGTTGTACTGGCAAAACATCTGATAGATCTACAGGAGCTTTCTTACCTGTTTTGATCTCCCACAAATCTTTCCAATTACCATTTACAATTTCTTTGGCATCTGTACCACCAAGTCCTTTCATTTCTTCACGCTGCATATCTTCGTGAATAATAAAAGAAGTATTCATCTTGTTCTTCTTCGCCATAGTTCCCTTTCTTGTTTGTATTTAGTCATCAAAAGTCTTACCACATTTGACACTTTTTTGTTATCTTTTACATACTTACTATTGTACAATCTATCAAACTCAACAGCTTCTTCTATTGTAAAATACTTGTAAGCTAGTTTAGTAACAAATCTTCTTTTCCTCCTTATCAATACGATAGGATCTTCAATCTTCTTTCTTTTTACTATCCCTAATCGATTCAAGATTTGCTTCAAGTGTTGTACCATAATTGTTCTCCAATAACTTGTTTAAGTACCAAGCAGCTTTCATTAAATCTTCTTCTCCATTCTTCTTGGTATGTCTCTTAACATACTTTACAATATTAGCTTCCAAAAAATTTAGATCCCAATCAAGTATAACATCTGTAAGATGATATCTATTTTCGGTATAGTAATCTGGATTTGTATTATGTCTGGTCATAAACTTTTCTCATATATATTCTATGACCTTTCATTTTATTTCTCTTAAAATGATTGTTAATAGTATTAGTTACATTCTCAATCTTCTTCTTAATCCAATCTGGATTCATTGGTATTTCTGAAGTTTCATACTCCAGGACATACTTAATCTTAAGTAAATTGTCTTGCGCTATCCTCATCTTGTAAATCTCCTTTCATATTCATGTGTTCGGTACAAAACCATGTACGCATATAGTCATTACTGTAAATTCCTATTTTACCACAATGACATCTTTGATGCTCTTGTTTTTCTTCTGGTGTCTTATTGAAAAACCACCAACCAGGTATCTTGATTAGTTTTTTCTTTTTAGCCACAACTCACACTCAAGAGCTTCTGCCCAGCAACAGAACAAGTAACCAGATGGTTTTCGGATTCCTACTTCCCACTTAGATACTAGTCCTATTGCGACATTCATCTTTCTATCCAAAGCATTTTGTGTCAATCCCAGCTCTTTTCGTTTCTCAACGAACTGAGAAATCAGCTGTTTTTGGAACTTTTCTGTAAGTGCATAAGCCATACAAAAAAATACCTTGATTTTCATCAAATGTAAAGCTACGAAATACCTTTCAATTTTTTCCTTCTGAGAAAACTAGGGCAGTTATCCTTTCGGCTGCCCTAGAATTTCTACTGGCTCAATAGCATCTTGCATAGCTCCAAAAGTATCTTCTTCATATTTATCTATTTCATCAGTTACTTCTTGAAGCTGTCTTTCCAAAATTTTTTTAACTTCTCCAAGACTTACAAGAATATCTTTTAGTTTTTTTTCACGATCATGTAGGTAATCTACTCTATCGTTTTCTTGTTCTTGATTGTCAAGAAATGCTCTACCCATTAGACTCATTGTTATCCCTTTCGTTTTCTTTAATTATAGTTTCATACTTTGCAACCAAACCCTCAATCTGATCTAAAGTATCTTGATATTTAGAAACTTTATAATATTTCATAATACCTTTTAGCTCATCAATAAATGTTTGCACTTCAACCATACTACCACTCACTCGCTTTCATTATAGTCAATACTCTTATAGTCTGACTAGGATCAGATGCATCTGGACTATGATACATCATAGCATTATCTTTATAATCTATCTTCCAGAAAATCTTTTCTTTCTGATACATAAAGTTTCCAAAGTCTCTTTCTCCATGTGGATTGTTATCTTCTGTAAAATTTTTATACAAAGCAACATTATTTAAGAACTGCATTCTATTCATACCATTTGCAAACATACTAGCTCCTCTAGTAATATATGCTTTGTCTTTACTATCAGCTTTGAATAACTCTCCACTAATTAGTTTCTTACGAAGCTCGTCATTGAGAAGTGCTATCTTCTCAATCTTCGGTAGCTTCTTATTTTTTAGAACTTTTTGATCTACCATCTAACCACTCCTTTTCACTTTTAGATAAATTATCTTTATTATCCTCAAGATTATCTAATCTAACTTTAATATCTTTGATCTCTTTGTTGATCTTCTCAACCAAAGCTAGATTCAGTCTTTGATCCAGGCTCGTTATCTGGCTCTCCAAACTCTCCATAGTTCTGTTCCTTTCGTTTGTAATCTCTATCAACATCACGCACAACCTTGTGTCGTTTGTAATATCTTGTAATTATGTATGAGAAATCCTCATCAAGAAGTATTCGGTAGTACCAAATACCTCTACGCTTGACATAACCGTATGCTGCACTTGTTGCTACACCTCTAAGTACTCGGTAACCAAACCTTGTCGCTGTTCTGAATATCATTTTCATTCCTTTCTGTTAAAAAACTATAACTAGAACTATTACTTTCCACACAGTAATAGCACAAATCATCTTCAATATACTGATGTCCATTACACTTTGGACACACTTCTGGTGTCTCCATATCCCTTTCTCCTTTCGACTTGCTCTTTACAAGCAATAAATACTGTAGTTATACTACTATTTTGGCAATAATTAGGCAATCTTTTCCATCTAGGATCTTTGATCATCTTATCTGCTACATAGAAATACAACCTCATGTTGTTGTCTACAATATCACTATTCTTCAACGTATATTCTGACTTCATCTCTTTCTCCCTCCTGAGTAAATCTTACAGCTATCTCTTTGATACTTGTAAATTCTTTTGTAAGAGTTTGACTTGTTTTACCCTCATCAAACATATACTCACTAACAAATACATCTCCACATATTACAATCTTACAATCTGATGATATGCGGTTTACTTTGCATATTATATCTTTTAGTTGTTCCATAGTTGGTTTCATAATACTAATCCTTTCAATACAATTATATTCTCTTGAGAATCTAATGATCCCTCTTCATCATACTTACTTACAAACTCAGATCTAACTTCTCTTAGTAAAGTTACTTTAAAATCTGATGTAACATATACTTCTATGTTCTCATCATATTTACTCAATATCTCTTGAAGTTGTTTTATCTTCATATCTCCTCGCTTTCGGTTATCTCAAACCAATTTTTTTTTAGATGCAAGAGGGTATATTTCAACCCTCTCGCAATATGTATTACTGATCAAACAATGGTACTGTATCTCCAATCTTTAGAACTGGATCTACCTTGTGTCCATTCTTTGACCAAAAGTCTCTTACAACCTTGTTAGCTTCTTGTTTCTTCTCGAAGCTCATTGGCTTTGATCTGTATGGTACATAGTCTTTACCAATCACAGACTTGAAGAAATCCTTGGTAGCTTTGATCTGGATATCAAGTAAATCTACGCTGTATTGTAGATTGTTCATACCGATTGACAACTGCTGTAACTTGTTACCAGTTACCTCTTGATTGTTCTGATATGCTTCTTGAGTACCAATATAACTACCATTATCTTCTGATACCATTCTCAGCTTGACTTGAAGCTTGTCTACAGCTTTCTGAGCTGAATCCTTTCTTTTCTCAAGTCTTGCAATATTTGAATTGAGATCATACTCAATAGATTTGAGATCATCTTCAGCTATCTCAGCTTTGTATAAAATACCCAAACCATTTGTAGTATTTTCGTATTTGTCATGTAATATAACTTCGTGTTGCATAATCGCTCCTTTCGAAATCTCATCTGAAGTAAGCTCATCTTACTCAAGATTGAATGACTTGATTATGCAAATAGAAAATCATCTCTAGTCATAGCTTGTTCTCGTACAGCGCGATCCTACGCACTTGAGGATCGTGCAGCATGAAGCGGAACATAGCTTGACTTGGGATTTTCTCATTTGCTATAATCATACATCTTGATATGATAGAGGTCTACCTCATACCACATCTTGTTATCACTAATTAACTCTTGACACCTCAGAATACTCAAGTATTCTTACGACAGGCATGAACGAATTATCAAACAAGAATGATGAACTAACAGCGAAACAAAAGAAGTTAGTTGATACTATCGTAACCACAGGGTGTAGTATAACCGAAGCTGGAATAATCGCTGGATATTCAACAAAAA